GCGATTCCACAAACGGATCGGTACAAGTGGCTGGATACCGACGACATTTACTGGCGTATCTTTCCCGGCTACACCGGCACCATTGTGGCCAAGCAAGTGCACCCGACGTTTGTCGAGTTCTTTGAAACGCCCAATGCCAACAAAATCAAAGATGCCATCGATCGTTACAACTCACTGGTTGGTCAGAACAACGGCTACGTGAGTTTCTGGGTCAACGGCTCGTTGATTATCAATCCGGTACCTGCGGATATCTCAACGTGGGATGATGTTGAGATTGTGGTGGATGGTCGCGGTATTCGCGTGGTGGATTTCCGTTGTGGTGATTTACCGACATTCCAGTCGACGCTGGATGCGAAACGTAAGTACCTGTTGCATTTCCCGAAAACGGCAAGCATGCTTTGGATTTTCAACAACGACGTTGAGATTCAAATCCTGAATGGGCGGGAAGGTCGCTACTATCACCGTCATCGTCATCTGGCGATTCGTCAGGTCACGTTTAATGACATCAGCATCCCCACCGAGCGGCTGAGTCAGTTGCGTAATGCGTTCAGTAAACCGATTACGGATTTGGACGATGTGATTATCCGTGTCATTATCCGTGAAGACTATCTCGCGATGGAACCATTGTTCAATGCCAGCCACATCCATGACCTGTACAAGATGCCTGACAAGGACATCATTGCAGCGATGGTAGGGGCAAACGCGACGGTGCCAGAGTGGACAGCGAAGGTGTTGGAGAATGCGGCCTTTAACAAAGTTGCTGCGGCGAAACAGGCTAACATCACTCGTGACCTTACCACGGATGCTTACGGTTATAATGCCGTGACTCGCTACTCGGCTGATACGCCACAGAAGCTGAGGTTGGATAACGGTAAATGGACAGCAACGCTCCCTGACCTGTTGGCGTCACGCTCCGTGGTGTACGAGTATGACTCGTCGGGAAAACTGCTGGGCTGTTACCCGAATCGGAACACCTCGGTGTATACAGCGAAGAACGCCACAGCACGTTACATCGAAGGGATCGCCGGTGACGTGGATACCGCGATGAACATCACTGACAACGCCCCAGACTTCACGATTGCGGAAGGGGAGAACGTTGCACTGTGGATTCGTAAAGTGGTCAGTGGTGTCGGCACCAACGAATACACCGAAGCGGTATTGGGGAAAGACTACACGCGGGAAGGTAATGCGATTCGCTGGAACGTTGACCGGACACGTCGTTGGCCGACCGTGGTGCGGGATGACCGTCACCTGTTCTTCAGTCAGACCGTGAAGGTCAAAGAAGGGCAGCTGCGTATTCCAATTCTGGGCCGCTCAAACAGCGAGCCGATTCGTACGCTGTGGACAACGATGGAAACAGTGGAAGTTTGGTTAAACAAACGTCCGCTGGTCTTTGGTATCGACTACGTTGTGGTCTGGCCTGAGATTGTCATCGTCTGTAAAGTCTGGGCCAGTGACACAGATGAGAACGTGGTGGATGTGCGTGCTCGTGGAGTTACCGGGAAGTTACATGTGCCGAAAACCGGTTTCGTCTCAAGTGGTCTGCTGTCCAACAACAGCCATTTCGATGTGCGGGACGATAAGGTCATTCGTATCGTTGCCGGGGGCCGTATCCTGACCCGTAACGAGGTGGTCTTCCGTGAAGACAACACAGTGGGTGTAGACGTGGTTCCCGACGGCTTCCCGTTCTCTGTGGATGATCCGACCGTACCACTGCGCACACTCATTACGGGCGACACTTATGCGCTGCGTGATGCGTCACGCGACATTGACGCCCGTACTGAGGACTATCTGTCCGCGTGGTACCCAACACCCCCACCGGTGAATCCGGTACCGTTAAAGAGCTGGTATCATCTTTACAGCCCGCTTTTAAACAAAGTGCTGTGGGATTACAAGCAAGGGTACCTCCATTTGGTAGAAGACGATCCAGAATACCGGATTTCGACTTCACAGCTGGACATCGTGATGGAGGGCTATATTGACCTTCTGAACTTCGACCCGGCTTTCATTGGCTACGATAAAGCCTTTGTGCGTGTGCACCCGCACTCGCAATACCAGGTTGTAGAGGTTGATGAATTGGGCTTTGCTTTCTTGGACCGTGTGAATCAACGGTATCTGAAAGGTGAGGTGCAACTTAACCAGTATCTGAAAATCAAAGGTTCTAAAGCATGACCACTTTATTGACTGATCTTATCGACAGAGACCGCGGCTTTCGCGTCTGGGGGGAAGGCGACCTCTACGACGAGAAGACGGGCACCGGCTTTGTCCCCAATCCAAAAGACTGGATTGTGCATGACAACAACATCGTTGAGCGTGTCTTAACGGTTAACTACTCCACCCCATCATGGACAGTGGAGGTGATTAACGCCATCCCGGTGACGAACACGGACAAGATTAACGGTGGGCATTATCCACTCCGTTCTGATAAGTTCCGCATCTATTTCGACACCACCAAAAACCCCGCGACGATGGTGATGGACAACAACATCACGTTCAACGGGCCGGATGTAGATGGGATTCGTATCTTCCGTGGAACGGATATTTCGGATAATGGGGAGATTCTGTCGGGCTTCTACAAAAACGGTCGCCTTGACAAGAACTACCTGCCGATGCAAACCATCTCCAAGGACGGTGTCGAGACTGTTGTTAAGTCGCCACTGCCGGGCAGTCTGTTAGCACCCGTCGGGCACGGTGAGTTGTTCAGCTTTGTCGTTTATGCCGACTCCGGTGATATCATCGAAATCGGTACCGGGTACTTCATCAAGACAAACCTCGTGATGCCGCAGGATACTGCCAGTCGTCAGATTCTGGATATCAAACTGGTGTCGCCGTTTATCGTCGATGACAACGGTACTGTCCTGACGTTGCCGATTAATATTCCGCTGGACTCTATTCCGCTGTCGGTCGTCGTGAAATACTCGGACGGTGAAAAGACGCTGAGTATCGATGGTTCTCGTGTGATTCTCAACGGGATTCGTAACGCAGGCTCCCACGACACGTATTACCTGTCAACCAACGCCGGTAACGAGCTGCCGCTAACGCTCAGCTACCTGCTGGCCAAAGGGGAAACGTACATCGGGGAGAACCTCATCAACGGGACAATCTTCAAAGATTATACCGCGGTGACGGAAACAGTCGATGGGGCGTACTCGATGAAACTGTTTGTGGTGCCAAAGTGGCTGAACGCCAACCAAGGCTATCGCCTCCAGTATTATCTGTACAACCTGACCCGTGGACAGGTCTACGATGCAACAGCAGCGTGTACTTTAACAGGCGGGCAAGCATTCGACCCAATGCTCTACGGCGTGAAACAGCGACTGAATGTCCAGTGCGACATCTCTAAAGTGGATTCGAAGTTCCGGGCGTTTATTCAGGCGCAGTCCTTCTCCATTACGCTGGTTAATCCGGGTACCGAACTGAACACCAACTACTTCCTCGAATATCTGCCTGATGGGCTGAAGTACGGGGACGGTATCTGGGCGACGTTCAAATACTCGAACGTTAACTACTCGGAAATCGATGTGCGTTGTGGTAAAGCTACTAAGGCTGAATGGCTGGCAGCGCTTTACGACCCATCGTACCCGCTGTACGACCGCCGTAACGAATCCGGTCCACTGGAACCGACTCACTTCGAAATCCACGTTGGTGGACAAGTGGTGACTGCGGCTGTGGATGACTGGATGAGTGCCAAAGTCGTGAACTACAAAGTCGGGCTCGACGATACGCTGGTGATTCGTTGGTTACGCCGTACACCAACGGATACCCTACAACTCGCTTGCTCACCGATGTTGGCACACAACATCAGCTAACACCTTCCTCCTCCCCGGCCGGGGAGGAGGCTAGGAGGAACCATGATATTACGTGAACGTGATTGGGGTTTTTATCCGGGCGCTTTAGCGGATGACACCACCAAGAACAAACACTTTATGTATTTCGCCGATACCTTAAAAGGGCTCGGTGTAAAGCATTGGTATTTGCATCTTGCACTTCTTGACCCGGAACTGCAAGGCGTAGATCCGCACGACCCACACCTGACTGTTGAGCAACAGGCGCGTGTGATTGCAGAATGTGCACGTAACCCATGGTACTACATCCGTGAATGCTTACGCGTTCCTGCGGATGGTACCGACGGGGTACCGTTTAAGATTGACCGCGGTAACTTCGCGATGTTTTGGATATTCTTCAACAACATCGATGTTGCTATCGAGTTCCTTCGTCAGCACGGTAAAACCGTCGGGATGTGCTCGCTCCTGAGCTGGCTGCTGCGTTTCCTTGAGAAGTCGCGTACGATTCTGGTCACCAAAGGACCGGTGCTGCGTGAAGAAACCATCACCAAACTGAAAGAGCTGCGTAACTGCTTGCCTAAATATCTGTGGCCTATCCACCCGGATGACCCAGATAACAAAGAAGCCTTTGAGTGTATGGCGCAGGGTAACAAACTGATTACCGCGATTGGTCAGAACGATGAACAATCTGCAAACGGTGTGGGTCGTGGTTTAACCGCCGGACGTCTGTTCTCGGATGAGGGCCCCTTCACCAACAACATCCACATCATTCTTCCGGCCGCACTGGCATCCGGTACGGCTGCCCGTAACATCAACGAAGAATCTGGTGTACCTTACGGTAACGTGTTTGCTACAACGCCTGGCGATCTGGCGACCCCAGAAGGTCAGTACATGTACGAACTGATGACCTCTGGGATTAACTGGGACGAGCGCTACATTGACGTTCCAACCCGTCAGCAGCTGATTGACATGATTCGACACAACTCCACGTCGAAGATGCCACGTATCATGTTCTACGCGAAATTCAACCACCGTCAATTGGGTACCTCCGATGCGAAGCTCGCAGACATGATTGCGAACGCCACGGGTAGCCCAGACCAGATCCGCCGTGACTTCGGTGGTGAATGGACAACTGGTGGTTTCAACAAACCGTTCTCAGGTGACGATGCGCGCCGCATGAACGGTTCGCGTATGCGTGCCACGTACAAAGACATCAGTCCGGCCAACTACATCACCGATTGGTATTACGGTGAAATGGAAATGGCGACCAAGCTCCACGACCGTCACATCATCGGTCTGGATACGTCGGAAGCCGTAGGTCGAGATGCGATTGCGATGTCTATCGTAAACTCAGTGACGGCAGAGTACGCCGGAAAGATGACCGTTAACGAAACCAACGTCATCGGTTTTGCTATCCATTTGGCTGACTTCATGGAACGGTTCCCGAATACGGTACTTATCCTTGAACGTAAGTCAACCGGTTCGTCCGTTGCGGATGCGATTATCCTCCAATTACAGTCGCGCGTGCGTGATTTACATCGTCGTCTGTACGTCAGGATAACCGACACCAACAGCCGTAACGACGATTTGTATAAGGAGTATGCTCGTGGGCCCGCTGGCGGAAACGCTGAGCGGTTCTGGGACAAATTCCGTAAGTACATTGGCTTTACTACGGATGGTGATAAACGCCGGAAATTATATGGTGAGGTCTTCACCATGGCTCTCCGTTTATCGGCCCACTTACTTCGTAGTGGTGAACTCATAGACCAAATCCTTGGTCTGGTAGAGCGCAGCGGACGTATTGACCACCAGAAATCCGGTCACGATGACTTGGTCATTTCTTGGTTACTGGCAATGTGGCTGCTCTTATTTGGTAAGAACCTGAACCACTATGGGATTACCAACAACCGGCTAATGATTCGAAATCGCAATATCCTTGTAGGTGGAGATGTTACTGGAGACGAGGACGCGATGGTCGAAGAGGAGGAGAAGCAACAGCAACTGATGGGTGAGATTGAAGAAGTGATGAAGCAAAGTGTGGGTGTGACTTGTCCTGTACGCCAAATGACTCTGCGCAATCGCCTCCAGTCCCTCATCGCTCAACTTAACACTGATATGCGCAACGTCGCATCGATGGAAAGCTTGAAAGAGCTTATCCACCGCCAGAGGATGAAGTAATGACTCAACTCTTTTATTTAGCGGTAGCAATAGTTTGGATCGCCATGTTTGTGTCCATACACCACATTCACGGCGTTGTTAAACAACATGCCATTCAGAACAATCTCTCCACGATGGTCTTGCTTCGATCGCAAGCCTTCGCTATCACCGGGATGATTGTACTGGGTGCCATCGCGACATCAGGGATGCATTACGTTTATACACTACACCAACTCTCGGTTCTGTAAACCCGTCTGCTGGCACGGTAAAAAAGAATAGGCACCTACCCCCAAAAGGAGTAGGTGCCGTTCTTTTATTTTTTTTTTTAGCTGGCAATCGCCCGCACGAGGAAATAGAGAAGTAACGCATTACGTACCGCAGCGAGGGCAGCGGTATGTGTCAAGTGTGTTTCTTTCTTCACCAGTTTCTCTAAGCGGTCACGCAACGACAGGACATATTCGTTGGTGGACTTTGAAGACTGATACAACGCACGCATCCTGTTTAGCAGGAAGGCCACGTCTTTGAAGTTGATGC